TGGCAAAATTCGATCTCTTCAATGTTGTATACGGGCTCTTCGGCAACCATATTAAAACCCATTTTCTCAAACCACGAGTGTAGACCAGTGTTGAAAGTATTCAAATCACAAGTTTCCATGAAGACAACACAGTCATCCCCATTGTTGGCAAGTTTAATATCCACCCCTCTGAAGGCAGCATATGAATGGATCATTGCACACATAATTAAGCAATTGCCCAACCCAGTGTTCATATCACCACTCATACGTCCTCCATCAGTGGTATATTTAACTTCACCATCTGGAACCTTGCCGAAACATTTATTGACTAGTTGCAATTCTAACAACATTGCCAATTGATTACGATGCTTCTGATTTGTAAAGCACTTGATATATTGTTGATGTTCCCAACATAACGCTGCTTGGGATACGTGCTGATCAAAACGACTAGCATCCAACCCAACCGCGACAGGAAACGTAAATGCTCCCCATTTCTGGGCGACCAACGTTCCTGAATCAACTGCATTTAAACCCTTCATCACTGTCACATCACCATAAACGTCAGTAATAGCGTGGTAAATTTCCCCTTCAACACGTCGAATATAACGACCTGCTTCCACTCCATATCTAGGTGATCTTGGCGAGATCACCCGAGGAACAGGGTCCGGCTTTGAAGTAATATTCATCTTCTCAGCCTTAATGAACGCCTTAACATAAGCATCTTTCCGCGAAAATTCACTAACTAACAATGAATCTAAGGCTTCCTGGTAGATAACCTGCTTGCGGCCCCTATACGTATCAACAAATTGTTGACGCGTCAGCGGGACGGTCGAGGGCAAGAAATTTTCCAGTATGGTTGTGAACCCACTTAAGCAATCGGAAAAGTACTCATGTGAGGCTGGTTTAGGTGGGGCAACAAATTCGCCTTCGGCGTTTTTGACATAAAATACCCGTTCCTTAACCGCCCGCTCCAGAGCATCAATGTTTGAATTATGGACAGAAAAGACAACCGGGGGGGAAATCCCGGCAACATGTACAGTCTTTCTGACCTTTGAGTCCCCAACAGAACGCAACACCTCCAAATTGGGATGGCTTGGGGCAGAGCTCATTGAGCTCCCCATCCCAGGTGTCTTCCGCGGGCACCCTCAGCCACTACGCTCTCGAGATGGATCAAACCATCTCGAAGCGTCTGAAAAGTAACGCGCCCATAGTGACTTCATCGCTTCGGTCTTGAAGGATTGTGCGGCAACAATCTCA